ATTGAATGGGTCGCCAAAATCAACGCAATGGACCATGACGCCATCCTCCTTCATGAAGTCGGTGCGGCACAGCCAGAGCAGGGCGTTGGTCTGATGGTTAACGCTGACCAGGCAAAGTCCATCAAAACCAACTCTGGCGCACTGGTAGGCGAGTCCTACCGCGAACGTGAACGCCGCCTTGAGAAAGCTGCCCGCGACAAATTTGCGACCGGGCCTGACGATTACGCATGGATTGCTGACTTTACCGATTCACAGGCAATTGTCATCCGTAACGGCGGTGATGCACAGGTGTACGGGTATACCAGTGATGGTGGGCAGATCACCTTCGACGACACCGGAACCAAAGTGGCGCGCCAGGAGTCGTGGGTCGCAATTGTAGCCAACAAATTTAAATCTCTTTTCACACCGCAGGATGCTCCTGCAACAAACCACAAAACGGAGGGCGACATGCCTTTAACCAAAGAAGAACTGGAACAAATCAGCAGCATGATTGGTGAGGCTGTGGCTACCAATACGGAGAAGGCAATTAAGCCGCTTTCCGAGAAGGTTGAAGCGCTGCAGGCCAACCAGGAAAAGCTGACAGAAACCCTGACCGCGAACTCTCGCGCTGAAGAACAGACCAAGCGCGCCGCTGTAGCTGCCAAGCATGGCGAAGTCGTTGCCAATGCCCTGTCGGGCGAAGCCCTCGACGCAATGTTCAAATCTCTGGGCGAAGCCGCTCCGCTGGGTGCCAATTCTGCACAGAACCAGGCAGAAACCGGCGCGCCTTCAGTAGCTGAATACTTCAAATAAGGAGCCGGAATAATGTCACGTTATCGTCGCGTTAATATCGACGGGAAATCGCTCTACAAGACCGAAACCCGCATCGCAGCAGCCGCACTTCTTCCGGGAACTGCAGCAGTTATCAATGCTGATGGTGAATTTGCTCAGGCAACCGCAATGAGGGGCCGCCTGTACATCATCGACTGTGCATATCATCAAGGGCTTGGTATCCGTGATGCCGTTCCTGCCGGTGATTCTGCAGTAGGTAACTACGTTGAAGAAGGGCGCGAACTGGCACTTCTCTGCGCGCCTGGTGCGTACAAGAAAGACAGCCCCATCAAGCTTGGTTCGGCTGGTCAGTTCACTCTGGCAACTGATGATACCGATTCGGTGATCGGCTACAGCCAGGATGAGTACACCATCGCGGCAAGCTCTACTGATTTCATTCGCGTGCGTATGCGCGTCGGCACCGTCGCAGCAGCGCCTGCAGCATAAGAAGGAAAAAATATGTATTTCTCTAAAGATACTCTGGCCGCTAACTCCCGCCTGGGTGGCCACTGGAATGAGCTGTGGGCTAACCGAAATATGTGGAATGCCAACCACAACGCCATGATTGCCGCAAACCGCGCTCACATGACTCATGAATGGCTGGCAGTGAACGCAGTGGGTGGTTTCACTCGCGATTTCTGGGCTGAAATCGACCGCCAGGTGCTTCAGTTGCGTGATCAGGAAGTTGGCATGGAAATCGTTAACGACCTGATTGGCGTGCAGACCGTACTGCCGGTTGGTAAGACTGCCAAGCTCTACAGCGTTGTTGGTGATATCGCTGATGACGTATCAGTAAGCATTGATGGTCAGGCACCGTTTTCCTTTGACCATACTGAATACGCAAGCGACGGCGACCCGATCCCGGTATTTACCGCAGGTTACGGTGTTAACTGGCGTCATGCTGCAGGCCTGAACTCTGTCGGTATCGACCTGGTGCTGGATTCGCAGATGGCGAAGATGCGCAAGTTTAACCAGAAGCGCGTTAACTACTATCTGAATGGTGATCCGAACATTCAGGTGCAGTCTTACCCAGCGCAGGGCATCAAAAATCATCGCAATACCAAGAAAATCAACCTCGGCTCTGGTGCAGGTGGCGCTAACATCGATTTGACCACCGCAGATATGACCGCGCTGTTCACTTTCTTCGGTAAAGGCGCTTTCGGCACTCTGGCCCGAGCAAACAAAGTTGCGACCTATGATGTGATGTGGGTCTCACCTGAAATTTGGGCCAACCTGGCACAGCCGTATGTGGTGAATGGCGTCGTGAGTGGAAACGTACTGAACGCTGTTCTGCCTTTCGCTCCGGTTCGCGAAATCCGTCCGACATTCGCGTTAAGCGGTAACGAATTTATCGCCTACGTTCGCCGTCAGGATGTTATCTCCCCGCTGGTCGGTATGGCTGTCGGTGTTGTTCCTCTGCCGCGCCCGCTCCCAAACATTAACTACAACTTCCAGATCATGTCTGCCGAAGGTCTGCAAATTACGGCAGATGAGCAGGGGCTGTCTGGTGTGGTCTACGGTGCAAATCTGGCATAAGGGGTAGATTGTGGCTGATAAATACGAAGTAACTAAGCCGTGGCATGGCGTCTCTTTGGGAGATGTGGTTGAACTGGAAAACCTGCACCCTTCGTTGAAATCTCATGTCCGCAAGCTTTCCGGTAAGGCATCAGCAGAGCTGACTCCGGCAACCCCTGATGCATCCACCGATAAGCAGACCCGCAAGCAGGCTATAACCAAGCGCCTTGATGATCTTGGCATTGAGTACAAAGGCAATATGGGTGTCGACAAGCTCGCAGACCTTCTGCCAGAGGGCGAGCTGGATAAGCTTTTCCCTGCTGAGTAACAGCCGCCGCGATGGCGGTTTTTTTATGCCCTCTGCGGAGGGCTATATCTGAGGTCAGCATGATAACCACAGCACAGGCGAAGGAATACCTATCGTCGGTCGGCATCACGCTGCCCGACTTTATTCTTGACGCGCTGATTGAGCAGGTGAACAGCATTCAGGAATGCCTTGATGCTCATTACCCACCTGCGACAGCGCTGCTAATTCAGATGTATTTGTTAGGACTGATGGGGCTGGGGCAGGGCGATCGCTATATCAGCTCTCAGACAGCCCCGTCAGGTGCCTCAAGGTCGTTTCGATATCAGTCGTTTGCGGATCGGTGGTCAGGCTCTCTGTCCTTACTGCGAGGGCTTGATAAGTATGACTGTGCAACCTCGCTGATTCCCCCAGACCCCAGCAATAAGGCTTTTGCAGGCATCTGGATAGGGAAAGGTGGATGCATGTGTAACGGTGAACGCTAATGACGTGGATATCCGTTAAAAATCGACTCCCGCGGTCATTCGAGCGCGTATGGGTACTTACTGAAACAGGTCGGCAGACAACCGGATACGTTAAATCGGATGGGGAGTGGTTTATCAACTGCCCGCGCATCCGGGAGAGTGGTGCGAAGGTGCTGCGCTGGAGGGGATAAGAATGTCAGAGTTGGCCCGCTGGTCATACACCGGCAAAGCGACGTTTTGGAAGCGACTGGAAGGCCAGAATGACTATGGTGATCCGTTGGGTTTCGCAGCTCCGGTAGTCATCGATTGCGGATATGAAGGTGGGTTAAGCAAGCGGCTCGGCGATATTGGTTCAGAGCGAGTAATCAAAAACACCTTCTGGACGGAATTCTCCGATGCGGATATGGGGGATTACATCCTGATTGGCGTGTCTACCGAAGCAGACCCTGTTCAGGCTCGAGCTGATGAAATACTCCAATCCATAAGGTATGAAGACACGTTCGACCGCCTGACGGATGATTACGCGATAATTACCGGAGGCTGAGCATGGCTGGGAAAATCAGTGGCATAAGCCAGGCCAAAGCCAACCTTGAAAAACTCATTGCTGATGTTCAGGGAAGAAAAGCCGTAAGAGCGATAAAGAGTGCGCTCATTATTGGTTCATCACAGGCATCTGTATATACGCCTATCGGTGACACCTCCACGCTGATCAACAGTCAATATCAGGAACTGGATGTGAACGGCACTCGCCTGACTGGTCGCGTTGGGTATTCAGCCAACTATGCGGTCTATGTTCACGATCCCAACATCCCACAAAAATTCCGCCGAGCCACGGCAAGGAAGGAGTTCCTTACAAAAGGATTTGAGGATACCCGCGAGCAAATCGACCGGGTTATGAAACAGGAGTTGTCGCTATGAACCCTCCGATGCATACCCGGCTGCGTGATTATTTTGTAGATGCAGGGCTTACCGCTGGCTTTACAACCCAGCTCCTTATGTGGAATGACACCGGAAACATGTCAGAGCGTTTTATGGTATTCCGCCCTAACGGCGGCTCTTCCATACGCAATGAACTAGGGGCCGAATATTACGTGT